AAAATTTTTGTAGTCATTAATCGTTATTAGTTATTTAAATTATATTTTTATATCATTTATTTTTATGAGTTTAGATCCAAAAATATGGGGACCTCATTATTGGTTTGTATTACATACTATTGCGCTTACTTATCCTTTAACTCCTAATGATACTACAAAAAAAAAATATTATGATTTTTTTCATAATTTACCATTATTAATGCCTATTCCTGATATTGGCAACTCTTTTAGTAATTTACTAGATAATTACCCGGTTACTCCTTATTTAGATTCTAGAGAATCATTAATAAAATGGGTTCATTTTATACATAATAAAATAAATTTTTCATTAGGAATAAAAGAAATTACTTTAGAAGAATCATTATCTAAATATTATGATAATTACAAACCGAAAGAGGAAATTATATATAATGACATAAAGCAAAAACAAAAATATATTTATTTTGCTTTATTATTAATTTTAATAACGGGTTCATTATATCTTTATAAAAAATAATTATAATATAATCTAAATAAATATTAATATGAGAGATAAAATTGGAGGGCAAGTTATAGGAGCCGGAGGTTATGGGTGTGTTTTTAAACCAGCCTTAAAATGTGAAGGTAGCAATAACAGAACAACTGGTATAAGTAAAATGTTATCAAATAAAGATGCTGATATTGAATGGAAAGAAATATCAAATGTAAAAAACATAATATTAAAAATTCCAAATAATGATAGATATTTTTTATTAGGAGATATGAATATATGTAAACCAAATTTATTAAGTGAAGATGATAAGAAAAATATGGAAATATGTAATTCATTATCTAGAATTGGTTTAAACGCAAAAAATATAAATAGTAATTTGGGAAAGGTTAAAATTATTAATATGCCTGATGGTGGTAAAGATATACATGAAATATTTTCTAAAAATAATGTTAAATTTGAAACATTGAATACTTCTTTAATAGATTTATTAAAAAATGGTATTATTCCTATGAATAATTTAGGTTTATTTCATAATGATTTGAAAGGTGAAAATATTCTTTATAAAGATGAACATAGTAGAATAATAGATTGGGGATTAGCTTCAATACAAAAAGGTAATAAAATTCCTTCTGTTATTACTGATAGAGTAGTTCAGTTTAATTTACCATATTCAAATATTTTATTCAATTCTTATTTTGAAAAATGGTATCCTAGTCAGTTACAAATGAATAATATACATAAAAATAATCCATTTATAATGGAACAATTAGAATTAGTTGCTATCAATTGGTTTGAATTATGGAAACAAATGGGAGGTGAAGGACATATTACATATATGAATAATTATATTATAGTTCCTATATTTGCGAATTATGGTGTAAGATTAAAAAAAAATGAAAATTTAATTTTATTATTTTTTTCAAAATATATTGCCAAAATTCTTTATGAATTTACTGATTTTGAATCATCTGTTCCTATGTTTAAAGATGAAGAATATTATAACAATGTATATAAACATAATTGTGATATATGGGGATTTATAATGAGTTATTCTCCTCTTATTAGAAATAATTATTTTAGAAATGAGGTAAAAAATGCTTTATCATTAAAATATTATATTAAAAATACATGTGATTTATTACTTAAATATTGTTTTAATAGTTATTATTCAACAAAAAAAATAAATATTAGCGAATTAGTTAATGATTTAGAAAATATCAAAACTCTTGGATACAATATTCTTGATAATAATGAAGTTGTTCAAATATTAACAAGTAGTTCTAATGGAAAACCTTTAAGTGAAAAAATAGAAAAACCAAAAATAGAAAAAAGTGTAAAAAAAAGTGAAAAAAAAATTAAAATATCACAAAAGAAATCTTCTCCTAAGAGAGAAGCTTCTAAACAAAAATCTCCAACTAAAAAAGTTTCTTCTAAAAAGAAGAGAAAACGTTGCCCCAATGGAACAAGAAAAAATAGTAAAGGTGAATGTATTCCTTACAAAAAATAATTATAAATAAAATATTAATAATTATTATAATATGAAATTTGAATTATTAATATTTGGTATAACAGCTTTTTTTATAGTTAATACTTATTATGATGGAAAATATATTCAAATACTTAAAACATGGAAAAAGTATTATCAAATGATTGGAATTGGGTTTATAGGTCTTTCTCTCTATTTATTTATGAAAAAATATCCTCAATACACAAAAAATTTATTTACTCATGCAAATAGTTTTATTAAATATATGCCAATTGATAAAGATTCAGCCGATATGATATCGCCTTTGTTTACAGCTGGTAATATATATTCAAATTTAAATACTCAAAATTATAATACACCTCAACAAAAAAGAATGATCAATTCAGGTGGAAATACTAATAAAAGAAGTGTTGGAGAGACAAAGAAAAAATATGTAGCATCACAACAAAATTGGAAATGTGCCCATTGTCAAAATCAATTAGAAGCATGGTATGATGTAGATCATAAAGTAAGATTAGAATATGGAGGTTCTAATCATATAAGTAATTTAGAAGCATTATGTAAAAATTGTCACGGTAAAAAAACAGCTATGGAAAATATGTTATAATTTTATTTTAGATAAATTGTCTAAATGTTATTCCTAGTCTTTCATTTAGATTATTTGATTGAGAAATTCTAGAAATACCATGTCTATAATTTTTTTGAAAATTTCCGCCCATTGTAATTATTAAACCACCAAATAATTCAATCTTAATACAAATATTAGTATTATTTTTAGAAACTATACTAAAATATCTATTTTTATTATTATTTTTATTATTATTTTTATTAACAGTTAATATAGAAATTTCATAATTATTAATCATATTATCATCCCAATCGCTATGCAGCGCAATACTATCATGTTCTCTCTCATAGTAATTAATAACAACCTGATTATATCTATTATCAATTCTTTTAAAAAACTGATAAATTGGATTAAATATATTTGGTAGTTTTTCTTCTACTTCTTTTTTTTCATATCCGGAAAACATATAGCTTTTATTAATATAATTTATAATTTTTGGTGTATTTAAATAACTTTTAAACCAACGATTTGTTACAATTTCATTATATTTAGGATTTGTAATATTTTTATTATAAACCAGAACTTTACTTTTATCTGGACTTTTTATTAATTCAGTCATTTTATTATAATTATAAAATGAATAATTTAAATATTCATCTGGTAATTTTGTAAATTTTATATAACTACTATTATCTAAAAATAATTCTTGATTGTAAATAATATTACTATTATTATAAATATTATAAGTGATATTATATAACATATCTACACTTATATTATAATTATATTTTATATCAATAATGGTTGTCAATTTTATAAATATATAAAATATTTATTTATTATAGAAATGGAAATTAAAAAGAAACATTTATTAACATTTTTATTTACAGGATTAATTATTTATACAATTACAGCATTTTTTCTTTATTCTTATAACCCATTTAAATTAGAGGAAAAATATGACCTTCCTATGAATATTATATTAATAATATTTGGATTTATTATTTTATCATTGTTTATTTTTTTCCAATTAAAATTAAATGAATTTAATGATTATAAAAAATTATTTAAAATAACATTATCATTTATTTTAATTTTATTGTTATTACTTGGAAGTATTTATTTAATAATTCTTCTTGTCCAAAATCCTACAATGAATGTATTTTTTAGTATATTTACAAGAATATTAGAAATATTAATAGTTTTATTTACTTTATCATTTTTATATAAATTATTTTCTTCATCATTACCTGGAATTGAAAAATCATATCCAAATTTAGGATTATTTATAAATATTGTATTATATTTACCTTGTTTAGTTGGAGATTTTATAGATTTATTGAGAGAACAATATAAAATAACTAGTAAAACAACATGGATAATATTCTTTATCCAATTAATATTAATTGGATTATATATATTAATACCAATTTTTAAAAACTTATACAATAAACAATTTATTCCATTTGTTAAAGAAAATTTTCCATCTTTATACAATAAATTTTTTCACTCCAATTATACAATTTTACAAGAAGATCCTATATATACAAATCATGAGAAAGTATTAGGAACTTTTCAAAATTTAAAAGGAATACAAGACAAAAATTTCAATTATAATTATGGTTTGTATTTTGATTTATGGATAAATCCGCAACCACCTAGCACTAGTCCTGCATATTCAAATGATTCAAATTTAATGAATTATGCTAATAAATTAATAATTTCACATTACAATAATAATTTAATGTTTAAAGCATTAAATAGTAATGGTGATTATGAAACTGTATTTAAAACAAAAAAATTTCTATATCAAAGTTGGAATAATATAGCTGTAAATTATTATAGTGGTAATGTAGATATATTTATTAATAATGAATTAGTAGCTACGCTACCAGGTATAATACCATACATGAGAGTAGATAATGTAATTTCAGGTAAGGATAATGGCATATATGGAGGAATAAAGAATATTATTTATTCAGATAAACCATTCACTTTAAGAAATATAAGACAATTGTCATTTACTTTATAATATTAGATATCTAATTAATATTTTATTTGATATTTAACAATAATATAATATATATAATTTTAGAAAATTTCTATCCATATAATATATTATGGGTTTAGTTAAGAATATATTAACAATTTTAGTCATTATACTAGTAATCTATTTAATATACAAATATCTTTATCCTGATAATGAAATAAGTTCATTAAAATCAGCACAAAAAGCAGAAACTATATCTGCATCTGATTTACCAGGAGGTAATAGCAATAACAACTTTGCTTATTCTGTATGGATATACATTAAAAATTGGAATCATAGATTAGGAGAGAAAAAAGTAATTTTACAACGCGGTGGTAATGCAAATGGAGGAGGTAATCCATCAATTACTTTAGGAAAATATGAAAATGATATTAATGTAGAATTATCTACATATGGTCCTAATGGCCACGATAGCAAACCTTTCTCATGTAGTGTTCAAAATATTCCATTACAAAGATGGGTAAATGCAATTGTTTCATTAAATGGAAGAAGTTTAGATATTTATATTGATGGTAAATTAGTTAGAACATGTATTTTACCTGGTGTAGCTAGAGCTGATAATACAGCAAATGTATTTATCACTCCTTCAGGTGGCTTCTCAGGATGGACAGGAAGAATGAAATTCTGGCCTCACCCTCTTAACCCCCAAGAAGCATTCAATGTTTATAGAGAAGGACCAGGAACTTCTGGAACTAATTTCTTCAATAAATATAGAATTAAATTCTCTTATTTAGTAGATAATGTAGAAAAAGGCAGTTTTGAAATTTAGAAAATTTTAATGAAAATAAGCAAATAATAAATAAAATTAAAATAATATTTATTATTTTTACATTTCAATCTAAATTTCTTATATATAATATATAAGATGGCATTATTTGATAATACTAATAATTATTTAAATAGCACAAAAGAATTTTTAGAATCTAATAGTTTAATAGCCAAATTTTCATTCTTACTTCTTGTTATTTTTGTTTTCATTATTTTATTAAGATTAGGAGCATCATTTTTAACATGGGTATTTTCATACAGTGAAGATCCAGTTTTATTTAGAGGTATGAAAGATGCTAAAATTATGTCTAGAATATCCACTAATCCTAATTCTCCAAATTCTATTCCAATATTAAGATCAAGAAACAGAACTGATGGTTTAGAATTTACATGGTCAGTATGGATCTTTATTGATGACCCTATTTATAAACAAGACCAATATAAACATGTATTTAGCAGAGGTAATGATGCTCATGATAATGATGGTATAATGAAACCAAATAATTCCCCTGGTTTATATTTAACACCAATTACTGATAATCAACAAAATTTATTAATTAGAATGAATACTTTTGAACAAATGAATGAAGATGTTCTTGTTGAAGATATTCCAATAAATAAATGGGTAAACGTAATTGTAAGATGTGACCAACATCAATTAGATGTTTATATTAATGGCGTTTTAACAAAACGTCACATTTTACAAGGAGTTCCTAAACAAAATTATGATGATGTTTGGGTTACATTAAATGGTGGATTTGATGGTTATGTTTCTGAATTAAGATATTTTGCTAGAGCAATTGGTTTAGGTAGAATTCAATCTATTGTTGATTCTGGGCCAAATCTTAAAATGGAAGGTAGTGATATTACTAAAGCATTACCACAATATTTATCTACTCGCTGGTATTTTTCTGGAGCTCATGATGGTTATAACCCTTAAGTTATTTAAATAATTATAATTTTTATTAATTTATATTATAATTATTTATATTAAATGTCATTTAATTTTGCTACATGTAGAAAAGTTCCACCTAATAATTTTTTTCCTAATCCTCCAATTGATGGTTCTGATAGACCATGGAGTAGAGGTCTAGGTTTTCAATGTTTAGATAGTTTTACAGATGAAGAAGTTGACATGAGAAGAAAAGCAGAAATTTTGAAATATAAAAATAATAATGCCAATTTATCTAAAAGACAATTATATTCAAGAAGAGCTAGAGCAATTGGTGTTGAACAAAAATCATGGGCATCTCAACCATTTATTTCTGGTAATACAACAATAACTTTTGATAATAAAAGTATTAATAGTAATACTAATCCAAATATAAGAAATTTAAAGCAGATTGAAAATATACTAATTTGCCCATCTAAAAAAAATCCAATATGTAATCCTAGCTCAAATAGTAATGTTCCTAGAAATAAAGAATTATGTTATGATAAATCAGTTCCTTTAGTTGGCTATAAAGAGAGAATAAGTTACTCAAAAATAGGAACTACATGGCCCCAACGTTCTTGGCAGCCAGGTGATAATGGTTTTCCTGTTGGAAAAATTGGTTCTAATAATATTTATACAAAAAATATTTATACAAAAAATATTTATACAAAAAATATTTATACAAAAAATATTTATACAAAAAATATTTCTGCTATAAATATTTCTGCTATAAATATAAAACAACAAGAAATAAATAATGAGGAAATAATTAATATAGAAAAAACTGATAGTAATAATATACGTATTACTAATAATTATAATTTCTTTTATTATCCAGAGGAATATTAATTAAGTTCTTAAATTTGGATTAACGCAAACTTGTCTACTTGGAAAAATATCACCTGACATACATTCATCATTTTCACCTACTTGAATACAACTGCGAATTCCTCTATCTTCACCTATATAACAAAATCCCGCCTTACCGGTTCTAGTCATTTGTGTAGTGCTACCACTTTCATCTGGTTCTGGTTCATTTACAGTTTCTTGATTTCTTATATTAGCTTTTTTAGTATTCATTTTAGTTTTTGTATCATTTAATGCTTTCATTACATTTCCTTTTCCATCTAATGATTCTTCTAAAGTATCCAATGTTCTATCTGCTCCTATAGCTGCTACATCTATAATTTCTTTAGTTCCTTCGATACTTTTCTTTAATGTTTGTTTTGTTGTATCAATAATAGGATAACCTAAATATTCTAATAAAGGTCTTAAAAATTCAGCTGTTTTTCCTGTAATCAATCCTAAATAAGCAAAAATATTAAATCCTAAAAATGCTAAAATTAATATTATAAAAAATATTCTTAATAAATACCAAAACCAACTTCCTAAAGAAGCTGTATATTGGTCGGCTTTTTC